TGAGCGATAACTCCGATATCTTTTCCTTGATGTGGCGCTTCGTCCATGTCTTTCCACTCAAAATGATAACCACTAATTTGAGTTACCTTATTGAGTGCGCTGTCTATTTTTATAAGATTTGTTTTTAGTCTTTCGTCTGAAGATGAGAATGCGATTACATCTCCTGTTGTTGTTATATTACCTGAAGCAGTAATAGCACCTGCAAAAGTGGCATTATTATCTTCTCTGTTTAATGTTAGTACATCTACACCACTTGCTGAGTTGTCATGCCTTCTTATAATAAAGTCATTTAAACCACCATCATAATTTAGACTAAAACCATAATTAGCATTATCTTCAAACAGTCCTAATTTTGTATCATGTTGTGCTTCTGCTTTTAAATTTAAAGAAGTTGTTCCTGTTGATGTAAAAGTGCCTACATCTAAACCACCTGCAAATATATCTGGGACTAATCTATCAAAAGTTAGAGATTCTTCTGCAACTGGATAATCTACATACTCATTTAATAGTGAGAAAGTAGTATTACCTAATACTGTTGTTCGTTTTACGTCTGCAATAATTGTGTCTTTAATATTATCAGGTTTAAATGATAGTTCTTTATGAACTGCTCCTTCATATTTTCTTTCTACTGCTTCATCAAGGAACATTAAAGTATTTGATACAACTTCGGAAACTGTTCCATATACAGTTCTTGGAGTAAATGTTAGAGTGACTCCATTTGCTACTGTAATTGGTGTTGAAACAGTAAGAGTTGTTCCACTTATAGCAGTAACAAATACTTCTCCTGCTGATGTTTTTATAGTGTCTCCGTCTAGATTTGTATAAGTTGCTTCATCTGTACCAAAGAAAGTTCCTGTAACTGTTTGTCCTACTTTTATATCTGAGTTTGCTGATGATAAAGTTACTGTTGTAGAGTTTGAAGAAGAAGCACCCGTTGTTCGTGTAGTGTTTGATCCATTGTCAATATGAAATGTATCACCAGGCTCATAATGAGTTAAGAAAGTTGTAGAACTACCTGTAATTTTATTTGATCCTTTTTCTACAGTAATTGTACCTGTTCTAGTTGTAAGTCCTGTACTTGAACCTGCATTTTTAAAATAAGTAAATGCAGGACTTGCTGATGTATCTGTTCTTTCATTTATGTATTTTAGAGCAGTGGCACTGTCATCAACTAAAAGCTGATAAGTTCCGTCCCCTTGGTTTCCTGCAGCTAAAGTAGTTGTGGTATTGTACATAGATGTATCTGTAGAGTCAATAGTTTTTACTTCGCCATTTGGATTTGTAAAGTTAAAACTTCCACCTGAAGAAGATTTGGCAGTAATTGAAGCATTACCCGTAGATGCGTCTATACTTAAAGGTGCAGTAATAAGTCCACCTTTTGGTAGTTTTCCTTGTTTAATTGGTGCTGTTGGAGTTGTAAAGTGTAATTGACTAAATTCTATTGTTCTTTTTGTAGGAAGGGAGAAAGTATTTATACTTGAAATTGTTCTGATCTCTACTTCATATGTTCCGCCTTTTACATTTTCTACAACAAGTCCTTGAGTCTGAGTTTCTACTCTTTCAGTTATAAATTTACCCTTAAAGTTATGTGTTACTTCAAAACCACTTACAAAACCATATCGTGATCCATCACTATTTTCTGGATAATCCCAATCAAGATTAACGTCATGTCCTATATTAAAATTACTGTTTGTAGTATCTTGTTCTGCGTTTTCAGAAGGTGTTAGTTTAGATGTAATATGTGCAGGTGCTGGAACTTCATCTTCTGGATTTGGAAAAGTATCATTTGGTCGTGGATCGATTACGTATCCTCTTTCTATTAAGTCAAATTTATTTTTATTATACTCTGCACCTACTATTTCAAATTCTTGATTCTCTGCTTCTTTTATATTGATTAATTTATATTCTTTTACTGTACCTGTTGCTTCTGTTCCATCACTATTAAATATTCGCAGACTCCACATTACTTCTGCATTTGGAGCTGCACTAAACGCATCGGACACAGTTAGACTACTTACTGTTCCACCACTAGTTCCTGGACTTGATATTGTTTTTGATTCTATTCTTGCATTTTCTGACCAGTAAACATCTACATGATTATTTGAATCATCAGTTAAATTTGCTGCTGCTGAAGAAGAAGTTACACTAGTAATTAAATCCCCTTTTGAATAATTAACACTACTAATTGTTGCGCTGTCTTGATTTAAATATGCTCCACCTTCTGGATAAATAAGTAATAGTTGAGGTGGAAAAGAAGAACTATACGCAGGAATAACTACATTTCTATCTAGTGGAATTGTAGTTGTATTTTTTGTTCCTGTGTTTGATACTCGACCTGAATAACTTGCTCTATCTCTGTCTGCGTCTTGAACTGCAATTATGTCTCCTGGTTTTAGTCCTATAGCATTTGGCCCAGTAACAAAACTTACTGTTTCTGTTTCTGTTTGTTCACTTAATAATTTCCATTTACCTAATCTATGTGCTTGTCCTCTTGATGTAGTACCAAATGCAAGTAATTCTTTTCTTATAAGTCGAGGTGCTTTACCTGTTGCACTTGATATAAGAGCTTGTGTATCTTCAACGTATTCTGCTGCTTGTTTGTAATTATCTGCTGGATCATTCCATGTAACTTTTATTTGATTTACTTTTACTTTCTCTCCTGTACCTTCATATGAGAACATACCGTCTTTTACGTTTGCTTTTGTAAAGGTATAAACTGGATTTTGACGTCTATCAGAAATAGCAGTAATTTGTCCGTCCATCCATATCGCCATTCCTCTAAATACAGAAGCAAGTTGTTTAATTAAGTTTGTTGCTTCTGTTGATTGTGTTATGTAAACATTACAAGTAAATCTAGGCTCTGTTCCACCTTCTCCATCATCTACTTCTTCGTCACAGAATTTTGCCAATCTAAATAATTCATACTTATCAATTTGATCTGCATCAATAAATTGACCTAGTCCATAGTTTGTGTTTGTTAATAAATCATAGAATATCCATACTGGATTATCTGTATAGACTTCATCAAAGTTTACTGATGATGCATTAAAAGTAGTAGTATCTCCTCTAAAATTACCGTCCCATGTTTGATATGTACTTTCAACTGCTCCTGAAGAAACATTTCTTGTATAAGTAGCTGCTCCATTATTTTCATCTCTTGTAAAGTAGTTTGTAGGAACTTTAACTTTTCGACCTTTGAGTAAGTAACTTCGAACTGGAACATTACTATCGAAATCTTTTGCATTGAATCCTAGTTTTGCATAAGAAGTATATGGATAGTAAAGTTTATCTTTTACTATATTATCTACTGATTGTAGAGTACATGGGTTTGTGTGTTGATATGATTTATCTTTAAAGTTTAAATCTGTAATTCTTCTTACTCTGATTCTGTAAGTATCAAATGGTTGAAATTCTCTTGTATCTATTTTAAATTCTTCAATGAAACTTGTAAATTGTGCTGGATTTGGTTTTATATAACCATTGTTTGGAATATTAGTTGAACCATTTATAACAAAGTTTACATTTCTTCCATTTCTACCACCTGTACGAGTCAGCACATCATTATTGCTTGGTCCAAAAGCAAGTTCAGAAGTAAATGTACTTCCATTATCTGTACTATACTCAAAAAAGATTTGAAGTTCAACAAAAGAAGCTCCTTTTGAGCCACTTGCTTGTTTTATAGCATGAGACTGTGGAAATGCAAAAGTTAGATGTACTTCATCAACTTCACTTGCTGCTGTAACTCCCATAGCTGCAGCACTTAAAACTGTATCTGCTGATGTACCTTCTGGCTGTGAAGCTTCTTCTAGTTCATTATTATAGTTTGCTGCTAAGTTTCCTGTTGTTCCTATAACATCTCGTAAATTTGATTGTTCTAATTGTATGTTTGGTGTAAATAAAGTTGAAGTACCTTCGCTATCACTTGGGCTAAGAAGTGGTTGTATATGATTACCAACACGAAATCCAATTTCTACATCTTTGAAATTAAATAAATTTGATAAGTTTAGTCCAGTTGTGATAGGACTACCTACTTGAATATTTGCACTACTTACAGTTGATACAGGTGCTGGTGAAACTGTACCAACATTTCCACTGATAGAAGATAGATTACAAAAATGATCAAAGAAAATATCAACATTTGAAACAGTTGTAGCAATTGGATCGGCAATCTTTACTTCAGTTGCGCTAGTAAATTTTGTAACTCTTGTTCGAAGTTCTGAACCATTTGGGCCTGCTCCTGCAATTCTTAAATATATAGGAACTTCTCTTTGTCTACAATGTGCTAACATAGTTGCAGTAAAGTAACTGCTTGATGTTGTAACTGTAAACTCATCTGCTGTTGCAGAAGCTATACCTGTTCCTTTTGCTCCTGCTTTTTCTATTGCAATTTTTCTTGCACCTAAACTTAATCCTGTTTTATTTTGAAAACTAAGAGCATCGATTGCCCCAAACTCAGCATTTGTAATAGTTGCTGTGCTTCCTGTAACATTTGCTCTAAATCTTCTTGGTTTGAGTATATTTTCTGCTTGTTCTTGTATTAGTGGAATATCATTAATAAAAATAGAAGATAAACCATTTGCAAGACCTTCAATTGGTCCTTCACTTAATATATCATAAGTTGTTGCAAATTGATCTTTCTCTGGTCTTTTCAGATCATCTCTATCTTTTACTCCAAACGGTTGACTTGTATATTTTGCCATAATTTTATATTCCTAGTTAGGGTCTTCTACAATATATGCTGATGATCCGTCAACATCTCCTGAAGATCCGCCAGCTGCTCCAGCTGCTCCACCAGCAGTACCACCAGTACTACTACCTACGTATCTTCCACCTGTATAATCAGTATCTCCTGATAAATACACATATCCTCTTTCATTTTTTATTCTTCCTGGAGTAAACTGCTGACTGATTGGAGTTCCTCCGATTTTCATTTTTCCATAAAGTACAGGAACAGGTTTACCTTGTTCTATACTATTATCTGCTCCGTTAAATAGAAATGAAGGGTCACTTGTCATATCTCCTGCATCTGGTGCACTCATTTCTGTTAATCCTGCGATTGCTAAATTTGCTCCAATACTAGCAACAAAGAAACCAGGGCCAGTTAGTCCTGATGCCATAAAAGCGTTAAAAGTTGCACTCATTGAAGCTCCAGCTGTTCCTGCTGCAGGAGCTCCTGTAACCATAGTAGCAGGAAAGAAAAAGATTAAAGCAATTACTGCTATTGCTGCAAGTATCTTTCCGAGTCCTTTTCCAGAACCTGCAGGAACTGCTGAAATAATAACTGTATCTTTTATATCACAGAGAAGTAAATCATCATAGTCAATAAAATCTTCACCATTCTGTATAGTGAACCCAATGTTTTTCTCGTGACAATCTTGTAAATACTCTTTAAATCCTTCAACTTGACAGTCGATTAATTTAAAAATATCACGCATAGATTTACTATTGGAAGACCAGTCGCTTCCAAACTTATCTCCTAATTCTCCTAATAATTTAACTTGGGTCATAAATATACTCTTTTTTCTCTGGATAGGACACTATTAAATATGGTATACCTATCGCTTTACAGTTGTTCTTATCATGCTCACTTGGTTTACAATCTTGCATGTAGTGACTATGGACTACATATAATATTTTAGAAATCATCGAATACTTGACGAATTCTTTTGGGTCGATTGTAAAGTGATCTTTCTCTTTACTTATATTCTCTAAAGGAATAAATTTTGGTCCATCTATTACGAGTCCGCAACCTTCCCTTGGTGCCTCTTTTGCCATATGAGAATATATCTCAGGTAAGAGGTTACTTAAACTTTCTTGCACCTGGAAATCCTCCAAATGGCAAAGGCAGTTCTGTATCTTTTGTTGCTTTTCCTGTACTTGTACCTGAATTAGGGTCTATTGGATTAAATCCAAATCTACATTTACAAGAGTTAAGTCTTTTTCCACAAACATCTCCTCTTTCCCAATAATCTGTGGCAGTAGCACTTGGTGCTACTTGGCTTCCACCAGAAGCCTGTGTTCTTTTTGCTTTCCATAACATATTGTTATGAGTTACGTAATCATTATATCTATCATCGCTGTAAGCATACCAAGTAGTAGTATTTACATATGATTGAAAAATTCTTACTCTATTCCAGTTTACATTTCCATCTGCTGGAGTATCAGACGTAGCCGCAACTGCTTGCCAATAATGAGTTAAATTACCTGTTGTTGATGTATCAAATGAACCATCTGCTTTCAATCTATAAACACCACCCGCTGCTCCATTTGAGTATGCAGTAGTAGTAGTATGATATGCATTTGCACTGGCACTACTACCAAAGCTAGAGAACGAAGTACTTGAAGGTATAACATATTCGTCGTCATAATTTACGTAGACTGTAAATGTTTTCCCTTTCAAGTTATAAAGTCCTCTTGTATGCCAAGTACACCCACCTACTTGATTTTGTGTACTTTTTGAAGGGCTTGCTCCTTGATAAATCCAACTACAAGCATTATGTCCTACTACTCTATAAGGTAATACTAATCCCTCTACATCAAACGGTGATGAAAGTTCAAAAGATACTGTTGTTGGAGTTCTACTTTCAATTCTATCTATAATATAAACTTGTCTAGGAAATTCAATCGGTGGATTATGATCTCCTTCTTTATTATATAAATACTTTTTTAATGTTCTTCTTCTATAAACTTTTTTGCCAATTAAATTATCAAAATTTGATCCTATTGCAGTTTCAAAAGTATTTAATACATTTGCTACAGTTAATATTGGTCTAGCAGTAGGACCTGTTGATGTTACATCTATTCCTTCAATTGCTATTGGCATCATTTGATAACTTCTTACTGTTGCTGGAGTATCATAATCTCTAAATTGAAGTGCTTGTGGATTTACAACATCATCACCACCTCTTGTATAGTACACTTTTGATCCCGCATCGTCATACTCTAATTCAAAAAGAGTAACAAGTGCAGATTCTTGCTCTAAAC